ATACTGCAAAAGGTGGGTGCGAGTAAGCATAACAACAGTAACAAGATGTCCTAGTTGCGGATGTGAAATTTATCCACGGAGGTAAATGATGAGTATCTTAATCAAAAACATGGATATGCCGAGCGATGACAAACCTGTCACGCTAGTTATCACGAATGGGCGAGCGGATGAGCTTGTCCCTGATATATTCGGCGCAAGGTATACGACAATGTATCGAGTTACCGAAGTCACTACACCTCATGGTCGGCTGATAGACGCCGACGCACTGCTTAAGAAAACCGCAGATACTGTCGAGATTACGGCGGTCACTGGCACCGAGGAGGACAAGGAGTTCTGTGAGAAGTTCTGGAGGGGCTTTAGTCTTTTCGTAAACAAAGCGCCCACCATCATCGAAGCGGAGGACTAATCATGGACTTAATCAGCAGGGATGAAGCGATAAAAGCGTTAGGTGAAATGCCAGAGATATGGGAGGACGATGACAGAGAAAGCCGTGGCGAACAGAACCAATGGCATAGAGATAAGACCGCCATTGAAGCCATTCCCACCGCACTAAGGTGGATACCAGTAACCGAGAGGTTGCCTGAAGAAGAGGAAAATGTCCTTGTGACAGTGCATTTCAAAGGGCTTAATCAAAAGTTTCCATCGGGATGGAATGACCACATCAAAGAGTGTTGGTATGTAGATATTGCAAACCAGTTTGACGGTGTGTGGAGCAGTTATTCTGACGAGTATAAAGTTGCAAGGTCAAGGCATGAAGTAATCGCATGGATGCCCTTACCCGAACCATACAAGGAGGAGATATGATCGAATTAAAACCCTGTCCGTTTTGCGGTGGGAAAGATGTGCAGATAAACCACGGAGCAATGTGGGGATATGCAGCGCATTGCAATGAGTGCGGAGCGGATGTCATTTTTTGGGGAATGTGTAATCCACTAAACCTAGACGGAGATTACCGAGAGGAGCTTGCCAGAGCATGGAACAGGAGGGCAGAATGAATTACACGCACGAAGAAATAATAAATGCGCTGACGGTGATAAAAGGCATATGCGATGTGTATGCAGGTGAATGTAATAACTGTCCATTTTTCGTTGGCGAGGTGTGCTATCTAACAAAAAGAACGCCGTATACATGGGTGTTTGCGGAAGAAATCTGGAGGGCTTTTCGATGACAGACGAATTTGCGAACAGGATAGCGAACAACGCATACACGAGCGAAATAGCGAACGCAATGTCCATGCTGAAAGATATGTATGACGGAGCAATAGCGGTCGGCTTCACGAAGAACGAAGCTCTGACCCTTATCGCCGCTGTTCTCACGAACGGAGGAACGAAATGATCGTAGTTAGTTTTGACGATGACGACATTCCCATTGAGGTCGCGGCTAAAATAGCCAAAGCCTTTGCGAACAATGGTGTTCAAACGGAGTTTGTCGCCGGAGTTGTAAAGCATCTCGAAGTGTTTGTTGGCATGAAAGAAAGGGGCGGCAATGAAGATTAAAGTCCTCGGCAGTTCGTCATCCGGCAACTGCTATGTGGTCGAGTCATTTTTCGGTCGTCTTATCCTCGATGCAGGGGTGAAACTATCCACCATCATGCGCGGAATTGATTGGGACACAGAATGGACGGCTTGCCTAGTTACTCATATGCACCGCGATCACAGTGAAAGTGCAGCCGACCTCGCTCGGCGCGGAGTAGAGGTGTTTTCGTGCGGAGAAGTGGCGAGCCAGATCAAAGGCGCATACCAGATCGAGCCTCTGCATCTAAGAAAAGCAGGGATGTTCAATGTAGCTCCGTTTGCCGTTCCACATGGCGATACAGAGTGCTATGGGTACTACATACACGACCTTGACGGCAACCATCTGCTGTATACGACAGACTATGAATACTTGCCGTACAACTTCAAGAAGCAACGCCTCACGCATATGCTGATCGAGTGTAACTATTCTGACAGCCAGAACCTCATCCACGAGGAGAAGTACGAACACGTTCTGAAAGGCCACAGCTCATTGCAGACCGCCCTGGGCGTGGTCGAAGCCAACATGACCGATGCGCTCCGATGCGTGATACTCTGCCACGTTTCGGCAACCGAAAACGGCGAAGCCATGCGCGAGCAAGTGCAAGAACTGGTCGGTGACGGCGTGTCGGTGTACGTTGCGCGGAAAGGAGATGTGTATGACTGCTAGTCTGCTGCCTATCGAGAAACTGCACAAGCAGATCAACGAGGATTATTACGAACGGCGCATGACCCTGGACAGAGTTTTATTTAAATATAGGCGGTACGATCCAGAGGCCGTAAAACGCGAGCTGGGCATCTACGATCTTGGCAAGGAGCCTATAAACTACGCGCACTATGATGTGGCGAGCGCAGATTTCCGGCGAGAATGGAACGATGTGTGCAGACGGCTGAACCCGAAAGCGGAGGCATGGAGAAGATGACGGTTAAAGTGGCGATCAAGGACGAGTGCATTTTCGGTGTCAACATTGAGTGCAACGTAGGTGATCTTCTGATTATCAGCAAGGCGCTTCGCCGTGCGTGCATGGACAATGGATGGCACAAGGACGATGTGAGAGCTATGGAGCGGATGCTTGAGGAGATTATGCACTTCGAGGAGGTGGATGCGCAAGCCTAGTGTAGACAAATCGTTTACTTTGCCGTTAAACCGCGCTATACGCCCCAGAAACAGACTTTAGTGGCTCGGACAGGAAAATGTACGTTCGAATGCTAAAATCGATTTCTGGGGCTTCTAGCTGCCTTAAACGCGAAATCAGCTTTTCGGCGGTAAATCTCCGTAGTAGCCATGACCGCGCACCAGGATGGGGTATGCGCCGACCTTAATCAGCAGTTCCGTCTTGTCTGGATGCTTGTGAAACTCTGCTAACGCCTTTGCGCTTGCGGAATACAGCTTGATCGAGGCATCCATAGCTGACAAATTCTGGATTTGCTTGGCGACATCCCACCACTTGCGGTGCGTGAGCGGAAGATAACGTGGGATTTCCGTCACGATTTTCCGATACGGATTGACATAGAAAAAGTGCCACTCGGCATACCGCCACGGATTATCACGGCGGTCAATCGCTTGTAGCACCATTAGCTCCACATCGCCTGTCTTGGCATCGTGCCTTGCGATCTCGCCACAGTAAAGCTCGCCGCCTTTCGGCTCTGGAGGCTCCGGCTGCTCAACCCAATTCCGTTCGGTCACATACACGCGCTTCTCATCAGCCGTCAGCCACAGATCAAGCGTGACAGACTCGTTGAACATCAACTGCGAGTACATCTTCGCCGTCTTGGTGCAATCTCGGACACCTTTCCATCGGAATTTGTCGCCTTTGTAGCGTGGCATTACTTTCTCGCTCGCTCTCGTCCTTCCTGTGCCTGTTCACGCCGACCGCCGGACGCAGTACCGCCTTTTTTCTGGTTCAGATTTCTGCGGTACGCTTCATGCTCGGCTGCGGTCAGCACAACCCACCGATTTCCGTCCTGTACGGCGGTTTCGCCAGGCTGTTTCGCATTGTACGCCGCCCATTTCGTTTTGTAATAGCGCATATTCTGTTTTGACCTCGGACACATAGAAATTATACCACATTTTGCGGTCAGAGCATAGACGGCACGCTACATGATGCGGTATAATATATGGCGAGCGAACAGCAGCGTTTTTCTCCTTCATTCGGCGTTTCATGTTCAATTACCTTCCTGTTTAGCCTCCGGCCTCACCTCACCGGGGGCTTTTCAGTGCATAAAAAAAAGAGGGGCTTTGCGCCCCTCGGAAAACTATTCGTCAAGCTCTCGGATTTCTTCAACGCAAACCGGGTTGTCACCCTCCTCAATGACCGCGATCAATGCGTCTGGATAGTCCTCGCGCTCTTTCCGAAGCATCTGCATTGCCTCGGCGCGGTCGTATGACCCTGTTCCCCAGTCATCCTCGGTATCTCGCTGTACCGCATACCAGTATTTCTGTTCCATGTTTTTCGCCTCCCTCGCTATGTCCTCGCGGATCAGTCGGATAATGTACTGCCGCTTGTTCGGCTGCTTATCCAGATGCTCTAGGATATCGGCATCAATTACATTCCCGAAGCGGAGATTAAACTGCGTCATCTTCTCGCGCTGATATTTCACGTTCTTCTTGGCTCGCTCGCTCCCAGAAATGTAGCTGGGCTTTTTCTTGGTTTCTTCACTCATTTGTTCGTCCTCCTTAAGGCGCGCGTGATCTGTTCCAGGGCTTTGATTGTGTCGGTGCGCTCTATCACTTCGTAGTAGCCGTCATCGATTTCTACAGGGCGCAGAGTATACGCGCTCATTGCGATGTCGTTTTTCGCTTGGTGTTCGGTGCAGATGCGCCTGTAGCCTAACGCATTGCGGAAACTAAAGGTTCCTCCCAGATGCACATCCTCGATAACATTCAGATCCTTGTCGTAAAGTCTTGTCCACGAAACATATCCGTCCTTGCCTTTCTGGTCGTATACTTCGCGGTAAAACATTGTGTTCAGCGGAACATCCGTGTAGCTCTTGATAGTTCTCATGATTATATCCTCCTCATTATATGCGCCTTGTCCGGCATTCTCAAGTTATAAATGCTTATGCGTACAGATCACTTTCTCCGCTTGCTCGGCGGCGTTCTCAGCACTGCGATCTGCTTCAGCAGTTCTTTCGGATACATCGGAACATTTTCACGATGAGCATTAAACTCGCCTTTCAGCCGGACGAGAGCCTCGCCTACATTCAGCGTTTCCGCGCCAGGCTCGTCAATGATAAGACGGCTGTAGCTCTTGGAGATCACGCGCAACGCTACGAAGTTGACCATGTTGCCTTTGATATCGCCAGTGATGATGCTCTTGTATGGAGATTGCGTAGCTAACACGAGCCGAACATTGGCTGCTCTTCCCATGCGTGCGAGCTTCAACAGCAACGGCTGCAAGTCCTTTTTCCCTTCGCTCATCATCTCGGCATACTCATCGATAACAACGTACAACGGACGATCCTGGCATTCTTCGATGTCATTGGCTTCCATGTAGTCATATCTCTGCATCATGATCCTGTCGGCAAGCTCCAGAGCCGGACGAAACTGATCTAACGTTTTTCCGAAAGCAATCACATCCACGGCATCCTTGTACTTCCGAAACTCCACGCCGCCTTTCGGATCAAGCAAAATAAGCTGTGCGTGTTCGAGGATCGCCGTCACGATTAAGCCGTTCAGCACTACGGACTTTCCACTTCCATTCGTTCCAGCCACGAGCGTATGACCGCCACGGTTGTAGATGTTGTAGTAAAACTCGTACTGATTAACCATAAGTTTCTCTGCCATGATTTTCTCCTTTCTCAATCTTTTTCCATCGGCTGAACGATAACTTCCATGAAGTCGTTCCAGAACCGAATGATCCGGCATTTGATCTCGCCCTGCGTGTATTCTGGGCTGAACATCCAGATGCATGACGCAAGCTCGGCAAGAGTTGCTCCAGTTGTCGCCAACCATCTGATCTTTTTCCGCTGTTCTTCGGTCGCCTCTTCCATGAAGTCGTTCGATTCAAAGCACATCACAGCCCAATAGTATGCATCGAACGGCTGAAAGCCATCGTCAAAGATCTGGAAGAGTCCCGAATCCCTCATCTCAATCGGGGATAATGCTCGGTCGTAAAGAACCGCTGTCGTGATGGTTGTTCCGTCATCAAGCTCTGGCATCCGCTTAAAATCGAAGATGTCCAGGATTGCGCCCTGTGGCAAATTGGCGATCCTTACAGGATGGGTAGAGTAGTATGTACGCATGGTTTTATCTCCTTTCTAAAATGCACGCGAGCAGATAACCGCCCGAAACCAGAAGCGCAGCCACCATCGTGATCTGCAATAATTCACTAATCGTAAACATCTAAAAATCTCCTTTGCTTTTTCTGGGCTGTGTTGCCCGATTACCCCTGTCTGGTGTCGCTCCAGATTTCCGTTCTCCGCAGGGGCTGCCCTTTCTTATCTGTTCGCGTTCTGTTCGCGATTGGTTGCCCATTCATTCACGTTGCTAATCCAATCCTCAATATCTAGGGCTTGACTCCATAAAAATTTTGGCGTGCTTTTCCGGCACCTGGGGCATTTAATGTTTCCGAGCCTGTTTATATAGGTTTCGTTTTCGGGGCTAGACTTTCCGCAGACAGGGCAAGTTTCATAAATAATCATTGGCTGTAAACTCCTTTCAAATTTCCGTTTGCGTTGTGTCGTGTCCTGTTCGGACGATTTCCGCGCAAGGTGTCGAGCCTTGTTTCCGTTCTCCGCGCGGATTTCTGTTTGTGATTTCCGTTTAGTGCTCGTCCGCATATGCGCTTTCACCAACCACGCAACCACGGCACGAAGCTTTGCAAATGTCGCAGTTGTTCGGGCATTTGAACATCTTCGAAAATTCCGTATCGGTTATGTCCTTGTTTCCGTCTTTCAGCCTACAAGCGAAGACAGGAAGACCGAACGGATTCGGTGTCGGCATTCCGTCCCAAACCGAGAACATCACATGAAGATTTACAGGCAATGCGCCGTTAGCCGAAATCCAATCATTGACGATCCCGAACATCTTTGTATAAGTCCAAAACGTGAACTCGGGAAATTCGCGAGCGATCGAAACCATTTCGGCAAAGTAGTCCGCGTCTAAGATGTCGCCCGAAACGTGCCACCGAAAATACTTGTTCTTGCGTCTTCTCGCGCACTTGTTGCGGATATCGGCGAAATACTGCGCCCTATGGTTACGCGCCAACAGGCTATTACGAACGCGAGCAGGCAATACTGTATTGGGATATTGTAAATTGGCTTTGATGTCATAGCAGTATGGCGAGCAGTGCGAGCAGTTGCCACAATCCCGAATCGGCAAAAGGGAAACATTGAGAACGCGCCCGATTTTGCGATTCCCTTGCGTAATGCAAGTGCCCAATTTGATAATGTCCGCGTCCGTGAGTTTCGCCGCCATTGCGTCCGCCTGATATTTGAACTTTTTAAGGCTGTCTTTGCTATACATATCGGAATCTCCTTTATTAAAATGTGTTTTACTAGCTACACCATTATAATACATTGTCCTGTATTGCTAGTCAAGCATTATTTATAAGAAGAAACCCAAAATTTTTTAGAACGCGATCTGATAAAAACCGCGCTCGCAGCGCGTCACGAACAACCAAAAAACGCGCCGAAGATCGGACAAGATCGGCATGCTTTACTTTAGCCGGCGAAAGTGTTATGCTTTAGTGTGTGAAAGCAAAAACTGTGGTTCCTGGAATTGCCTAAAATGCGGATTACAACCGAAAGAGGATAGGAAGACATGAACGAACTATGCAAAGTGGAAACCGCTGCGGACTTAATAAAAGCCGTGTGCAATCGGTATGAGATTGAAAACCCAAAGCCCGACGCGCGTCCGTTAGATCGCGCTTGCGTAGCGTGGTATAGGGGCTTGCTACTGTCAATCGGTAACCAATGCAAAGAACTAGACTTGAAAAACGTGAATGATCTTGACGCGCTCTTTCGGCGTGTCTATGTCCCTCTGTCTATCCGCTACGGCATTACCCCAAAGATAAATGACTTTTGCCTAATGATTGGTACTGATTACCCTGTTATTGATAGGTTATTTAATAGTACTAATAACCAATCCTATAAGAATATATATAATAGTTGGTTACTAATATGCCGTGAATCTCTTATATCCGATATGGTTGATAATTATACCTCAAATATTAATCATATATTTATAGCTAAGTCTATATATGGTTTAACTGATAAACCTAATACAGACGGATCAACAGCTAAAACAGTAATAAAACAGGATCGCCAATCAATAATCGCGGAGCTAACCGCCGGAATAGTGGAAAATCCTGGAAATGTGGAAAACTTAGCAAACAATGTGTCCGATAACTCGTTGTAACTCTGCGCGAAACGTTGGTTTTGCGAATAGTAGTACGCTACACAATGAGCCAGAACCCCCACCACCCCTATTTTTCCACATTCCAGGGGCTTACTTAACCCCAAAAGCTATTTTTCGACAAAAGGGCTTGTCAAGATAGTCATGGATACGCTGATCTTAGTCATTTTGGTTATGGATGACGGAGATGGATGACGTTGGCTCAACGAGAGCGGTACGGATGAGGTAAGTGGGCTGTTTGGGACGAGGGTAGTTGATGGGTTTGTGGTGTCCTTATGTAGGGATAGACCACTCCCTATATATAGTAATACTTATATAGAGAGTATCTGGTCACTACAGACAACAACAACCAGACTATAAGATAAGAACTAGACTTTATGAATAACCATCCAGATTTTCCTGTAGAGGGTCTTAAGGGAAAGACTATCACTACATAAGGGCGAGGGAGGGCGAGAGGTCGCTGAATGGTAGATATTAGGCAAGACAAAGAGTATCTGGCGCAGTTAGCGGCGAGTGGGTTGCGAGATGATGTGAGCATCTGGAAGTACAGCGACTACTTGGTTGGCACGATCAGCGAGTACGGTTCGCAATATGCGCGAGAGTTCCTGGGCGAGCTGGACACGTTGAAGTCGGCTGCGCTCTGCGCGTTGTCCACGACCGATGACTTAGCTGGGATGCAAGAGATCTACTGGCAAGCGGTGTTGCACGCGGCTCCGTGGCGGTTTGAGGACTTCATGTTATACATGGAGAAGAACAGGCCGTTCAAGAAGCGGTTCTATGCGCCACGCCGGAGGACGCTGAAGGTCGTTGCGGAAGATTTGCAGAACCTGGAAGATGGGAAGTACGAGTTCTATGGGTTGTCGCTGCCGCCTCGTGTTGGGAAGTCCACGATCTCGTGCTTCTTTATGTCATGGATCATTGGCAAGCGGCCTGGTTCGCACAATGCGATGGGCGCACACTCGGAGATACTGGCTTCCAACTTCTATTCGGAAGTCCTTACGCTGACCACAAGCGCGGACTACACGTTCAACGAAATCTTTCCCGGAGTAAATTTAATACGCAAGCAGGGCAAGCCCGACATGACGCTTGACTACGGCACTGGCGACAACTTCGCCACGTTTACTTGTCGTGGCATTGACGGAACGTGGACAGGCGCGGTGGATGTGTCTGCGGACGGCTACTTGTACACGGACGACCTTATTCGTGACCGCCAGGAGAGTTTGTCGGCGCAGCGGTTGAACAAACGATACCAGGACTACTTGAACGTGATGCGTGACCGAAAGAACGATGGCGCACGCGAGCTGATGATCGGTACTCGGTGGAACGTGATAGACCCTCTTGGTCAAATCCAGGAGATGTTTGGCGATGATCCGCGCTACTTCTTCCGCGCTATTCCGGCGTTGGATGAGAATGACGAGAGCAACTTCCAGTACGATGTGAAAGGCTTTTCAACCGAATACTATCGTGATATGCGAGCGATCCTCGATCCGAACGAGTGGCAAGCGAAGTATATGCAGCGTCCGTTCGTGCGAGAGGGCTTGCTGTTTGCGGAGGACGAGCTTCGCTACTTTAACGGTGTCCTTCCGGCTGGCGGCTTTGTTCGTGTGGTGTCGGCGTGCGATGTGGCGTTTGGCGGAGGCGACAGTCTGTCCATGCCCATTGGCTACGAGTACGAGAACGGCGATGTGTATATCGTGGACTGGGTGTTTAACTCTGGCGCGAAGGAAGTTACGATACCGCTGGTGGCTGGAAAGATTTTGGAGAACCAGATACAGCAGATCAAGTTTGAGGCGAACAACGGCGGCGACATTTACGCTAACTATATTGACGAGGAGCTGAAAAAGCATCGGTATCCGTGCGCGATCACGCACAAGCGTGCCTCGACTAAGACGGCTAAGTTTGAGAAAGTCATACAATGTGCCGGAGATATTAAGCGGCGGTTCATCTTTTTGGCAGACAACGTGACGATCAAGAAAGCCGCAACGGACGATACAAGCAAAACGAAGCGGTTCTATCGCTCACAGGAGTACACAAAGGCGATGGACGAGCTGCTGATGTACGTTCAGATCGGCAAGAACGAGCATGATGATGCGGCTGATAGTCTGGCGCAGTTAGTCCAGGCCATTGGCGGTTCGGTCGATGTTGAAGTGCAAGTGATGAGGAGGTTCTTCTGAGTGAGAGCGAAGAAATATTTGAGTAAGTTTGGCTGGTACGAGGACAAGATACAGCGCAAACTGGCTGAAGTGTACCGAAACAGGGTGCTTGCGGAGAACATCACTGTGGCGTTTGGCGGTGATCGTGTGCAGACATCGGGTACTGGCGACCGCATATCCGGCTTAGTGGCGGCTATCGTGGACACGGAGAGCGATGTGGCTGACCTTCTCCAAGAGTTCCGCGAGTTTTCCAGCGTGGCGTTGGCGCAGCTCGAAGGTCTGTGTTTGTTGGGCGAAAGCGGCATGGCGCAATACAAGGTGTTACACGCTCGGTTCGTTGAGCGGCAAATCTTCGATGACATTGCGGAGAGCCTTAATTACAGCGAGAGGCAAGTGTACAACATCTATAAAGAGGGTCTGAAGCTGTTCGAGGAGCTGTATTTATACGAAGAAAGCGACTAAGCACCGATTTCTTTCAGCAAACTTCCTTGATTTGCAGTTAATTAGCTCCATATAGTTTAAGCTGAACGAGTGGCGAGGTGAAAACTTCGCCTTTTTTGTTGCTTGCAAGGAGCTATCTATGTATCCGTACAACTTACTGACCGGGCGACAGATGATCTTCACGGACTACAAGGAGGTCACGCCCGACAACGTGTTTAATATTCTGACGCAGGGCTTGATCGACCATTCGATTATTCGTGCGGAAATTCTCTGGCTTTTCGAGTACGAGGCCGGAGTGCAGCCGATTTTCTATCGCAAGAAGGAAATCAGACCCGAAGTGAATATCAAGGCGGTCATCAACTACGCACGGCAGTTCACGAATTTCAAGCTCGGCTACAACTACGGAGCTGACTACACGTTTGTACAGCGTGGGCGCAACGACTATGCTCAGTCCAATGCCGGACAGGACGATGTTCGTATCGCTCGCCTTAACGAGATGTGTTACGAAGTCCGCAAGACTAAGGTAGACCAGGCTGTGTTCCGCGACTGCATCATCTGTGGCGTAGGTTACATGGCGGTTCTGCCGAAGCGTGACGATTACTATGGCATGGCTCCGTTCGATGTTCTGCACCTCGATCCGTGGAAC